ACAACGCAACCGAGAACAGTTTCAAATGGTGGTGGTTCGAATGAAGTACCCGTAACCACGACTTTGAATACAGAATATACATTTGACTGGGAATGTACCCCCACAGTTTATGGTTCTATTTGTGATATCAGTCACGATGGTTCTAGAGTTGTATCAACCGCCCAGAGTGGTAACACTCTTATCCCGTATCACATATACAGATTTGTCAAATCCTATGGTAATATGAATGGTGATACTTTCATAAGAGAATTAGAAGAATATTACAATTCTATTTCGGACGGTGCCCGTTTGTTAACAAATTCCGCTAATCAAATTGCCACCAACTTTGATGGTTCAGTCATAGCAACTTCGTATTACAAAGAATCAAAACTTCAAAACGTAAGATTAGATTTTACTACTTTTAATAATGGCGGAAGTCATGATGGAGCACCACCATCGCCACCATCGAATGGGCCAACTCTTCAATTATATCCCCTCTTAAATGAATATGTTCCAGATGGATATACATATAACGAATTTAGACAAGGGTGGAATTGGTCGGTTTATGTCGATGGTGATCAATTCAGTGGTTGGGATAATAGAAAATGGTTTACAACACACGATAACAGACTATGGCTTTGTAGCTCTAATGGAACCACGGAACTCAATTTACCGGGTAACTTTATTAATGGTATATACGATAGCGGTAATTTCTTGTTTGGTTCAACCAAAGATGATACACACATTAACGTAATAAGATACACAGAATCATTTGACGATCAGACAATCGGTAACGGGGAATGGGGAGATATACATCAGTTGTATCAACCCGACGATACACCCATAATGAATTTTGGAAGTAGTATATCTATGAATAAACGTGGAGATCGAATAGCAGTAAGTGGTATAGTTGTACCTCAATATCAAACTGATAGTGGTAATATTGTGGTTATATACGATTACAACTCTACATGGTCTGATACCATAGTAAACTTACCAGTGCAATCTGGAAACGTGAATTATGGCATACAGGTATGTTTAAATGACGATGGAAATGTTCTATGTGTAACTATGCATGGAAGCGACAATAATACATTCAACTTTGATGGAAAGTGCTTCATCTACACTTTTACAAATAATACGTGGATTCAAACGGAAGAGTTGGATTTACCAAGTCCTTTACCATCGAATCTCAGTGACGCTATGTTTGGACGTTCGGTATCTATGGATTCTATTGGTGATAAAATTCTTATAGGTGCTCCACATTGGAATGGTGGTCGCGCGTTTTTGTATGACCGCCCATCTGGTGCGATATATGAGATTTCACCAAATACACAAAACTTCCTAAATTTTGGATATCGGGTAGATATAAGTAAAGATGGTACCACGATGATCATATGCGGAGGAGAATCTGGTGTGGAAATATGGACTCATGAAGACATAAACGATATACCATATTTTCAAGAATATCATAGTACAAGTCAGCCTATCACAGACGTTTCGATAAATGCGGATGGAACAAAATATGTATATAGCTCAAAAGACGACAGAAAAATTTATTTAAAAGATGATCGTGTTTCGTTAAATCAATTCACAGACCAAACCGGTATTATAGCAGAACCAGGTGTTGTTAGTTACTTTATTGGTTCAAATGAGTATTACATTCTTTTTTTACCAAAGTATAAAGTTCCGATGAATTCATCAACTCAAACGAAAGTCGAAATTGAAGAAACAATCACACCAATTGACGAAACAGTGTTAATTACAGAGACAACCGATCTCAACGAAGAGACCATCGTGACTGAAAATAACGTTAGATATGGAATTGTCACTACAAATACCACTGAAACGGGAACTCGAAAAAGTGTGGAGACTACTATAACACAAAGTTTGACAACAACACCAGTAGATGTTTCACAAGAACATGATACGAGAATATATGCGGTAAACTACAACATTTTAACATTCAGGGATGGATTGGCGGGCTTAAGATTTTAATTGTATGTAATAGTAATGGCTGGCCTCATTCAACTAGAGACGAATGGGCTACGCGATAAGGATTTCACATCAAATCCTGAATACTCTTATTTCCATGAGGTGTACAAAAGATGGACACACTTTTCTACACTTTCACGTGAGTTGATTTTGGAAAATAAACCATCATTTAACCAGAATATCAAATTTACAATTCCTCAAAATTGTGGTGACTTTCTGACAAAACTGACTCTTAAGCTTACGTTACCCGGAATAGATGTACCCAATATGTGTTACATAGAATCCGTGGGTCATGCCATCATAGAACACGCTAGAATTTTTATTGGTGGTAAGCTCATACAACATGTACCCAAAGATTACTTACAGATTTATTCTGAACACAACATATCACTCACACACCAAAAAACGTTGGAGGAACATATCGGTAAATACCCACTTAGATTGAATATTCTACCAGTATCTGATCCAAGCGTCATCGCACACAACAACTTAGGAAAAGATGGTGAAAAAGTTGAGTTGTTGATCGACATCCCATTTTATTTTTACAATAATCATGAACTGGCAATGCCCCTGTCGTCTATAACCAAACAACTCATGGAAGTTGAAATTAAATTGTCCGATTACCCCGAATTACTGACTGACGTGAATGGCACATATCCAGTGTCAGGTGTGAATATTGACAACACAATCGATGCTTCCTTGGCGACCGAACTGGTCTTCACAGATACAAAATTACTCGAAGATCAGTCATACATCATTACCGAAATACAGGAAAATGTCTTTCAAATGAATACGGACGAAGAAACATTCTTACTGGACTTCAAAAATCCAATAAAAGAACTTTATTTTGTTGTTCAACGAGAAGGTGTATCACCATTTGATTATGACAATTCATTGAACTTCATAGACGATACATACATCTTGTTCGAAAACCTAAAAACATTAGAATTAATCCTAGATGATCAAATCATCTTGTCTAAAAAAACGGGAAATACACGATTTCTCAAAGCTGTACAAGGATATCTCCACCATACGCGAACACAGATTATTAGACGTTTTTATTCGTACAGTTTCGCCCTCAAACCAGAAGAGTGGTATCCGACTGGTCAAGTCAATTTTAGTCATATAAAAAATCAAATACTTAAGGTCAATTTAAATAGATGTGACCCACAAGTTCCTCGTTATTTGAAAGTCTACGCTCTTAGTTACAACATACTAAATCTAAAAGATGGTTGTATTAAAAAAATGTACTGATATATAAGAATGGGGGAAGCGTCAGGTATCTCATTGAAGGCTATCGGAAAACAAGATACATACCTAATTTCCGATAAAGATGAAGACTTACCATTTTTACCCAAATCCAAGCGACACTCTGAATTCATAAAATACCATAGAGTTCGTAATGTTACAAATCCTGGTCAAAACAATAACTGGCCTTTCGGAAGTAAGATCAAACTTGAGTTTAAACCTCAAAATATGGGAGATCTACTGAGTAACATGTGGTTGAGTTTGACATTACCTAAACTAGAGTCGAGTAGTGTGAATTATGCCGATCAAGTCGGGAGACACATATTCAAAAGTATCACGATGTACGTAGATGAAGTTGAAGTTGAAAAAATATATGACGATTGGTCAATACTACACGATGAAATGTACATAGAGATGTCCGAAAAAGTTACGAATGCGTATCTACTCAACCGAAATCTGCGTTATGATAGCGCGACATTGCCAAGTGTTTCAGAATTGGCTCGATACGAAACAGATCTAATGATTCCAATACCCTTCTTCTTTTCTAGAAAGTATACGAGTGATGAGTATAGCATCAACGAACCGAATAGACCATATTTTCCATTGTGTCTAGTTCATAAACAGAAGATTGAGTTTGAAATCGAATTTCACAAACAATCGTTTTTTACCGACTCATACCAATCCATACAATTGAGAGATTTTGACATAATCACAGAAGAGATTACAATTTCGAATGATGAACGGATCTATATGATGAAAACTCCAATCAAAATAATTACTAACTTCGTTAAAAAACATCCAACTATGGTAACAGAAATTGGTAAAAATACCATAAGAAATAATTTGGTACCAAATATACCAGTGAAATGTTTACATTGGTTTTTTAGAAGACAGGATTTTGAAAATGAAGATGTAGCGAGACAAGAGGTCACAATCAATCAAGATGAATGTTATTATCAGAATCGCTTCAACTTTTCGACATCTCCCACCTTTAGTGTGTCCTCGTCATTCTTTGGACACGCCATGAAATATGCCTATTTATACTTACTCGGTAATAAACTACCCAATATAAGAGATGCAAATTACAACTATTATAAATACAAAATACCACTAGATGTACGATTAACAAGACCCAATAGAAACATCTATACGTATAGCTTTGCTATAAGACCCATGAACACAGATCCATCGGGTATGTTTGATTTCTCAGAAATACATTCAGATAAGACGGTCATAGAAAATGAATTGGTTGACACAGCTAATGTTTATTCGATGCATATGTATTACACCGGATATCAGACCATGCGATTTGAGAACGGATTTATGTCTTTTGTATAATTATGTACGATAAAACTGAATGTCAGACAGGGATTGTACATATAGGCTATGGCAATTTCCATCGAGCACACCAGGCCATGTACATCGATGAGTACATGGAAAAGACTGGTGATCTCCGTTGGGGTATCGTCGCCGTCAATCTCAGGAATGAAGGGTTTCGAGAGATTGATGACTACATCGTGAAAACCCCCACCAAATATACCAGGGTGAGGTCTCACCTCGATTATATCGATTGGACCAAGAATCGAACCATCGCTAAGCATATGCTTACATTACCCAGTGTGCACCTCATAACGATCACCGTTACAGAGAGTGGGTACACACCAGGTTCCCCATTATTCGAGTACCTAGCTTGTGGTCTTCGTAATCGTAATAGTCCCATAACCATATTGTGCTGCGACAATATCCACCAAAATGGGGTCGTTCTCGAAACACAGTTCTTAGCGTACCTATACCAAACAAATCAGTATGAACTCGCC